TCCTTTTGAGAATACTGTTAGTAATCCCTTTGCAAAGAAATTCCCTATAAAAATAACTGTTGAAAACAAGACACCTTGTATTATAACGAGAATAAACAGATCATTCTTACCTCACAGTATATCGGAAGTTTTTACAATAGATAAAATGGATTATAAGCAATTAAGAGCCCATGTCAATTTGATAATAAAAGAAATCGGAGGGGAATAAAATGTTGTATGAAATGGTTGTGAAGAATAAGATAGGAGAGAATATTCACCGAGCGGAAAAGACTTTTAAGGCAAGGGGAACATCAAAGGTTATAATTGACGAAGCAGGGTTTAAAGAAGTTAGGGCTTGCAGTAATTTGGCAATTGAAAAAATCTTTTTTGTCTGTCCGCATTGCAAAAAAACATTTGATAAGAAAAAAGGATTTCATACTCATATCAATATGGCACATCCGGAGTTTTCTTATAGATACAAAAAGGAGTGGTGACGATCATGCAGGATTTTTATTCTACAGTAATAGATGTTAAAAAATATACCGGGTTGACCTATGATAAATTGGATTTAGACAACGAACCCGCTTTAGATACTTTATTAGAGAGCTGGTTAAAACAGATAGCCAGTTTAATTAATAATAACAGAAGTAGAAACTATGCCAGTGATTTAATAAGCGGAGATGAATTTCCGGTAGAAATATGTGAAGAATTATGGACCGCTGATGCTTCAGGAGTAGTTGTTTCATTACAGGAACACCTTGCAGATTTAGATGGTGATTTTGAATTACCTAAACCGGATGAAGAAATATCTTGTATCCGTTTTACCTTACCTGGTACTATTGACAATGATGTTTTAATCGCACATAAAAGTTTGGATTCGGATAAACAAGATTTAAGCCTGGCAAAGATATTGAAATTCTATATTCAGGTATCCGGTGATATCGAAGCAGGGAAGCTGGCTATAATTCTATCTGCTAAAGAGGACTGTTCAACAGTTTTAAAAACCCTTCCCATCCCTTCTTTGGTAGAAGACGAGTGGAAACATCTATCTAAATATCTAGGGCAGGATTCTACTTTGAGTGCAGTAAAAGGTATAGGGTTAAAACATATTAACGGAATGGCGGGAATGGATATTTACCTGGATACCTTCACAGGCTTGAAAATTCCTGAAGGAATACATAACATAGCCAAAAGAATGTGCGGGAATATGGTAGCTCTGGCTTTAAGTAGAAGAGAATCGGGAGTTTATCGGGTAGATGACTGGAATGTAAAGATAGCACTTGACCAGATATTCACTCCTGAAATAAAAAAAGACTTATATCAGTATCCGGCAAAACCTAATTTTAGATTTACAAGGGTGAATAATGACGATTAGTTATGAATTTAATCAAGAACAATTGAATAAGTTTTTAGAGATTCCCAGAGAAGCAGGGATAAAAGGTTTTAAATATACTGCTGCTGAATTATGGGGATTATTAAGAAGAGTGAATTTTAAGACTGGACATGGGGCATTATCTGGAAGTTGGCAATTAACTAAACTTGGGGATTTTGAATATAAAGTAGCCAGTGATAAAGAATATGCTCTGGCGGTTTCAACAGGGACTGGCATATATGGACCAGTAGGCCAGCCATATCAAATAGTTCCTAAAACTAAACAATGTTTACATTTTATCTGGCAAGGAAAAGAGATATTTGCTAAAAGTGTGTGGATACAAGGAATGAAACCGAATGATTATATCGGAAGGTCAATAACAAAGACTGAAAGCAGAGTAGATGAATTCGTAAGAAAGGCTTTAAAGGAGTGTGGAGCATGAAAGAGAAATTATTAGAAGATGCTTTTGATGAAATAATTGATTCTATCTGTAAAACCTTAGAAGATAAAATACAGACAGGAGAATATCTGGATACAGCAAGGGCAGTTTATCGGGGAGATAGAACAGTCAAAGCTCCTAAAACTCCTTGCCTTTGGGTATTCCCGGATGTGGGAGTATGTGCCCATCCCCCTGCAACCTTTATGGAGAGCTGGACTTTGCCTATAAGGATTGTTTCAGTAGTTCACTCCAATGATTCAGAAGAAGGCTTTAAGGAAGCTAATAAATTGGCAGCCAAAGCCAGATATTGTATTTTGCAGAATAGGACTTTAGGATTAAGAGAATTTGTGCAGGATACAAGAAGCGATAGATTTGAATATTCCAACCCCGGATATGTGATGGGGAATTTATATTCAGCAGTAGCTATTATAGTAGTTACTTTTAATATTTTAGAAAAAGGAGAGTGATTTGAAATGAGATTACGATATGTAGGATTTACAGAGGAAGCGACTTATAGACCGGTTACGCCACCGGCAGCAGTTTTTCATGTGGATATAGCTTCAGCTTCGCTTGATGTACCGTCTGATCCTAACTTGCATTTTGAGGGCGGGTTATACAGAGGGTTAAAAACAATTAGACCGGGTTATTACGTTCCTACCGGGAATATAGTTTACCCCGCTGATATCAGAACCATAGCTTACATTTTGAAATGGGCGTTGGGGAACTATAAATTTACGGAGGGTTTGGCTGGTATTAACACTCATGAGATTTGGAGTGTTGAGGAGTTAGTATTGCCTTCTTTTACCGCAAGGCTGGGGAAGGATAATTTTGAACATATCTTTACAGGGTGCATTATCAACAGCTTGGAATTGAAAGTAGAAGGAGAATATTTTTACCTGACTCTTGATATAGTTGGAGGGAAAGATTCCAAAGGAGATTTACAGGCAATAGGAGATTTAATACTACCTGTTGAATACCCTCTTTCCTTTGTCGACACCAGTATGGTTTTAGGAGAAACTGCTTATAGCTGCAAGTTTAAAACTTTAACAATTAAGATAGCCAATAATTTAGCTCCTGATGCCGGGAAAGGATTTGGAAGTAGGTTCCCCTGTAGATTGCCTGTAGGTGCAAGGAATGTCAATATCAGCGGCGGGTTATTTTTTGAGGGCAGTACCCAGTATGAAAGCTTCTGGGGAGATAGTGCCGGAATTTCAGTCAATGTACCAGTTGAAGAATCTTTAACCTTAACTTTAGATAGTGGAGATTACGGAAGCATGAATTTGGTATTACCGAGATTCTATTTTTCGCAATTGACCACACCTGTTTCCGGAAGATCTGAAATTACTCAAGGCTTTAGTGCAATAGGTTTGGTAGATACAGTTGAATTGGCTGATGAAACCGAAGTAGATACCGATATTCTGGCCACAGTATTAAACGGAGCAGATGACTTAGATGAGGATATCGTTAGCTGATAGAATAGGGCAGAATACCCCTAATTTTTAACGTAGTAAAGAATATTTGATATTACCTGATAGATTGTAAGAGTATAAGATAAAATCAAGGGAGAACGATAATGGGAAACGAAAAAGAAAGAATGATCCTGACTAAAGAAATGATTCTCAAAGGGAAGGACAAAACTTGTTTTATAAAAGTAAAAGGTTTTGAAGGGGAACTTGAAATCAGACCATTAACCGAATTAGCCTGGTCTGAAGTAAAGGCTTTAACAGGTAAAGAAACAGAAGTTTCTTTGAGTGCAGTATTAAACAAAGATGGTCAGTTCGATAAAGAAGCGACTGCCAAAAACGCCAGAGTAAAATTAAACATGATGAACGTTAGCAGGAATGAATTCGAGCAGGAAGTTATCATCTTAAAATATGGTTTAGTTGAACAATGGACAGAAGATGAGATACGTTCAATTTCCCCGCCGGGAATAATCAGTAAAATTGCTGAAGAGATATTAAAGATAAGCCAGTTATCAAAAGAAGATATAAAGGACATAAGCTTTTTTCGCTCGAAGTGATGAAGGGCAGACAATACTAACTTTCCATTTAAATGGAATTCCCTTCATTACGCGGTATCAAGATTTAACCGAATATCAAAAGCTTTTTTTCAAGATGGCCTTTACGGAATATAATAATCAAACAATTATGACTATGCAAGGTAAACCAATAGTAACTTCTAATGATAGAACTGATATGGAAAATGAAATTCGCAAGAAAAAGGAGTTAAACAATGGCAAACTTAGTTGAAGTTTTACTTAAAGCGATAGACGGAGTTACTCCTGTCGTTAAGAATATAGATAAGGAAACTGCAAAAGCTAATAAGGCAATGGCGGAAAAATGGGCAGGGACTGGAAAGGCAATGCAGGCAGTTGGTATTGCGGCCACAGCAGTCGGAGTTGGATTGGAGATGATGGCCAGAGTAAATGCTCCACTACTGGAATCTACCAGAAGATTGGCTGATTATCTTGATATGGATAGTAAGGCCATGCAGCAATTAGTTATCGATACTTCAAATGTTTCATTCCCTCTTGATGAAGTTTTAACTTTAATGGAAACAGGGGCAAGGTTGGGTTTGGATAGTGCTGAATCCTTAAAACAATATGCTGAATTCTGGGATATGGTTGGAGATGCCACAGGGGAAAGTTCAACAGCTCTTGCAGAAGCAGGTGTTTCCTTAAAAGCCTTGGGTATTTCTGCAGGAGAAGAAGGCAAAGCTATGAATGCTTTTGGATTTATTCAAAGAAATACCACTATGGAAGTTGGAGAATTTATTAATTCCATAGGGCGTTTAGCTCCGGAAATGAAACAATTGGGAATCGGAGTAAATGAAGCGGCAGTTATAATGGGAATATTACAGCAAGAGTTTGGAATGACCTCCCGGGTAGCCATGCAGGAATTCCGAACAGCGGTAACTTCAGCGGATGGTGATATAGAAAAACTTAAAACTACATTAGGTATAACTGGAGAAATGTTCGATACTTATTCCCAAAAGGTTGCAGATAGTTCGGAAATCATTTCTGAAAATGCCAGAAGGAATAATGAACTTTTAACTCCCATGCAAAATTTACAGCATTGGTTAACTGAAGTTAAATATAAAATGGGAGACTTTATTGTAAGTGCAGCCAATTATGCTCCTGTCCTTACCGGAATAGGAAGTGCCATGACCATAATAGGGACGGTAATGAAAAGCAGTTTTCTACCTCAAATATTATTAGCCACTAAAGCAGTCTGGGCTTTTACTGCATCGATACTTGCGAATCCTCTTACCTTCTGGATAGGGGCTATCGGATTAGTCATTACTTCTTTAGTTTTACTCTGGAAGAACTGGGATAACATTACCGAATGGATAAGCAGAAAAGTTGACTGGATAGTAGATAAATTTAAATGGCTTGGAGATAAAGTAAAATGGGTAGCGGAAAAGCTGCATTTATATAAAGAGAAGACCGTTGAAATGGTAGAAGCGACTGATAAATTAGGGGAATCAGCAGATAAAGCGAATACTTCGTTAGATGGTATGAAAACTACTACCGAAGGGGCAGGAGAAGCAGTTGTAGGTTTAACGGAAGGGAATGTTGCTCTAGGGGATTCATTGGGAGAAGTAGCCATAAAAGCTGATGAAGCAAAAGGGAAATTAAATGAATGGGGTCAAGTTATTGAAACCTTTGATGAATGGGTATTTAGATTAGGTGAAGAAAGCAAGGTAATGGCCGAGAAATCAGCAAAAGCATTTGAAGATTATTCCAATGCAATGAAACCAGTAAAAGACAGGATAGACGAGTTGACATTATCAGAAGGGGAATATGCCTTAAAAACAATAAATACGGTTGAAGCCTTAACTGAAAAAAAGAAAGCATTAGAAGAAACAACTTTATCAGCAGGTTTGTCTTTAGAAAAAGAAAAAGAAGCAATGGGCGATATAGCTATATGGTACTCGGAAGAGATAGATGAAATCGTAAAGAAATTAGGGGAAAAAAGAGATGCTTTGATAGCAGCAGCAAAACAAGCAGGGAAAAGTGCTTCAGAGGAAAAAGCAGAAATAGCAAGCGTGACCGCAGCTTATAACGCACAAATAGGAACTTTGGGAGCATTAGCAAACGCGAAAGCAAAAGCAGCAACAAAAGCAGCAGCGACAATATATAAGGTAGTAGATTCAGAGGGGAATACTATTGCATTAAGAAGCCAGAACCAATTAAGTGCAGCGGAAAAAGCGGAAGGGATAAAATTGGTAGCAATGCATTCCGGCGGTATAGTAAGAACTGCTATCCCTGGAGGGGAAGGTCTGGCATTATTAAAAGATAGAGAAATAGTCTCAACTCCGGAGCAAGCTGCTTCCGGAAACAATATCACTTTAAATATTCATGAGGGAGCATTTAAGGTAACCACAAATAAGTTAGATGAAAATGCAATCAAGAAAGCCGGGAAATGGTTATTCGATGAATTTTATAGTCAATGTAGAGCGAATAATATAATACTGCAAAGGGGATAAGATGAATATATATCTGGGCATTTTAGGAAGCGAAACCACATTTGAATATGCCATAGTTAATTATGGTTATCAATTACAAGGCACAGTACATACTACAGCAAGCGGAGCGAAAAGAATACAATACGCTAAAGAAGATAAATATTTATTTAACATAAAATTAACTTATGTTCAGGATGATGTTTGGGATGATTTAATAGCCGAAGTAAATAATAGTAAAGAGAATGATCTTAACTTAATAATCGGGGAAGACAATTACACAGTAAGGATCATACCAGAAAGTATTCCAAAAAATCCCATTTTAGGCACAGCACAAGGATACGATATTAGTTTTAATTGTATTGAGGTTTAAATATGCAGGATTTGCAAGGTTTATTCGTTAGTGATTTTGAAAAATCGGCATTGATAGTATTGGGTAAGGCTGAAGTAGATAAAGACGGTTTAGGTAGCTGGGTAGAATTACAGGATGTCAAAGACTTTTCTATACAATCAAATATAACCAACCTATTCCAAAATACTTGTGCCTTATCTTTTAGCATAAATCTCCTAAATACAAAAGACAGATATTCCTTCCATGACACCGGAGCAAGTTGTTATGGTTATATTAAAGAGGGGAGAAAAATAAGATTATACCTGGGAGCAAGATTGAAACCGGAAGCAGGAGAATCCGCTGATTATTATTGGAGCTGGTTATATGGAATAATAGACAAACCGACAACGCAATATGATGAAGCAGGGGAAACCTGTAATATAACCGGAAGGGATTATATCGCATACCTTTCAGAAACCTATTTAAAAAAAGTATGGTGGGGAAAGAATATAAAATATAATGTGGTAGCTGACCTTGAGCATTATACAATGGAAGAGGACTGCAAAGGGATTTACCGAGCCTTTCTGGATAGAACAGGGTTAGGTACAGGATTTGAAGAAATATGGCTAAACAGCGAATGGACCTATGATTGGGATATAAACGAATTTGTGTTCCTAAAACCAAACGTACCGAAAGAAAATGCTACAGGTTGTTTATGGTTATATTATTTTACTCCCCAAACCGTAGAAAATGTGGTGGCCGACCTTTTAGTAGAAGCGGAAATATTAACTTTATCAGAGAAATTCTTATGGTTAAACAATCCATTACTATGCACTCCAACCGGGAAACAAATAGAGCGGGTATGGTTTGATAGCGGGACTGCTTATATCAGAGCAATAAATATGCTGACAGAGGTTGTTATATATCGATTTTATATTAACGGAAACCATGAACCTTGCTTTAAGCCAATACCAGAATTAAGCGAAACCGTCAAGAGGATTAACGACCATGAATATATTATAAAAAAGACAGAAGAGAGGCTGGACGAATTATATAACCAGATTATAATAGAAGGTGAAACCAGGGAAATGAAGAGGAATTGGTTATCAGTAATGGCCTATTCTTCAGTTAGCGGGCTGGACAGTACAAGCGGAAAACTAAAAGGAGCAACAACAGACGATGGAGAAAACCTGATAGTTAAGAGAGGTTTTATATGGAAAACTGGAGAAGAGGCGGAGATATCATGGTATGAATCAGGAGGGGATTTAGGTATAGGATATTACGAACATGAGATAACCGGACTTACACCGGGAACAGATTATAAATTTCAAGCCTATGCAGAAGATAACAAAGGGAATAAAGCATATTCTGCATGGTATTATTTTAGAACAGAAGAGGAGCTATCATGACAGGATGGGATAAGCCAACAGGCTATATTGATACAAGCGATATATGGAATTGGGAAACTGCTGCTTATGATGGTAATTTGTATTCAGCAGCAGATTGTTCTACGTTAGACGTTTCAGACCCTCCTGGGTATTGGACTCCTGATTTTATAGAGTTTACACATGAAGAAAAAGCCTGTTCAAAAATTAGGTTTTATTGCCGATATTCTAGTGACCCAGAAATACCGTATGTAAATGTAGGTATATATTATAATGAAGAATGGCATGACCTTTTCGAAGGTTCGCTTACAGGATGTTGGATTGCAGACCCGTATTATTTTTATCAAAAAGAAATAGAACTTGGCGATATATATCTTGTGTCAAAGATTAGGTTTAAGTTTTATAAAGACTACGGATATTCCGCTACAGTCAGTCTACATGAAGTAGAATTTTATTTTATAGACTCTATGGTAGAGAATATCAAAGCCGAGCCAGACTCAACGCAAGGAGCGATAAAATTATATGGTGAAATAACAGAAGGGGAAGGTATAACCGAAAAAGGATTTGAATATATCGTTCAAGATGAAGAGCCATCATCAGAAGATACTGGGATAGAATGTATAAAGACAAAACCTGCTTATCAGGAATATTGGGATATAGGTGAATATTGGGCACACGAAAATGAAGGAAATGGTGTAGCCTTTGATGATATGTTATATCGTCTATCAAGAGAAGAGGAATATGAGCATACTACAATCTGGTGGTTTAGGGCATATTGTAAGGTTGGAGAAGTAAAATATACTGCAGCAACATGGATGAAAAATGTTCCGAGCGTTTCGACATTTGCATGTACAGAAGAAGGAGCACAACAAGCCACAGGGAATGGAGAGCTAACCGACAAGGGAGCAAATACTGTAGAGAGATTAGGATTTAGGATCATAAAAGAATACAGCGGGGATTTAATGGGAGCTCAATATTATTGTAATGTATTGAGTGGTTACAAAGTAGCGGAAGAACTTGAAGAGACTACATTGTACGATAAAGATGGAATATATATTATTGGTTTTACCTGGACCGGCATATTTTATAGAGATGCCTTTTTCCCAAAATCAGAAACACCAGGGGATTTTGAATTGGGAGTTTATGATTATGTTTTAGGTGGCGGGTTTTTAGGGGAAGAATTAGGGATATACTTAAAACCGAACGATACCTATAAAATCCAGGCTATTGCCAAAAATGATTTAGGAGTAGGGTATGGAGATGATATTGTAGAAGTAACTACAGACCAGAATTTTCTTTATGAAGAAGATGAACCCGTTATCTCCCCGACTTCAGTAGAAAAGACAGTGACTATAAGGGATATCCCGGAAGGAGCAGTAGTGACCAGGGTAGGAATAAGACTCGGAAGGACCAGGGGATGTAACGAGATAGATGTTTTCATGGATGGAGAATGGGGAAACGAAGAAAAGGTAACCTTTTTTATCACTGATTTGGTACCTGGAAAGAAATACTATGAAGAGCCATATATGGTTTTAAAATATGACGACTGGGAAGAGGAAATCATCGATGATGAAGAAGAAGAATTTGAGCTGGAAGAACTAGAAGATGAAGAACTGGACGATATAATATCAACTTACGAAGAATATAATTACAAAACGATCATAAGAGAAATTGGATGTGAAAAGATATCAGACCAGAGCTTTATCGACAGAGCAGGCAGGCGAAGGAGCGAAACCATAACCAATCATCTCATACAGGACAGAGCAACATGCCAGGAAGTAATAATAGATTATTTAAATAAGTTCCAAACGATAAAATTAAAAGTAGAAATAGAATATGATATCCCGATACCATTTGAAAGACAGGACATTATATTAATAGACGATGGGGTAACATCCTTCAAAGCGAATGGAGAAGGAGAAATATTATTTAAAGAGGATGGAGAAGGAGAGAATATAATGGCCACTTCTATATTAGCAAAAATAAGAAAAATGGACGGTAGTTTTATATCAGGAACGGAAACAATTTTAACTTTGGAATTGGAGGTTTAATATGGCACAGCATAAATTTACGCAAGGTACATCAGGAAGAGTAACCACAGCAGATTATATGGATGAATTGAATATCATAAACGAATTAAGACAAATCGTGGAGGATCTTGCCACAATAATAGGGCAAGTAAAATTAGGGGATGGTTTATATCCAGCCAATGGAAGCATAGGAATATTGGCCACAAATGTTGTAAAAAACAATTTTAATGCGGACGCAGAACCTGAAGCGACAGATGATGAAACAGAAGGATATAGCAAGGGAAGTATTTGGATATATGAAGTGGCAGCTTATATATGTGTTGAAGCGACAGAAGATGATGCAGTATGGGCAAGAATCACACCAATAGCAGAGCCATAAAATAAGAAACAAAAAAAGGAGATGGCATAGGATATGAAAAAGATAATTTTAATATTTTTTGCAGTATTGATATTTAGCGGGATAGGGTATGCACAAGTAAATAATTTAACTGATAGGGAATTACTGATCCAACTATATACAAAGGTTGATGGTATTGAAAAATCACTATATAAGATTACTATAAATAATGAATCAATACAAAAAGATATTTCTGTATTAGATAGAAGGGTTACTACCAATGAAACAAACTTTGCAAGTTTTTGTAAACGCTTTGATGATTTAACTGTCAGGTGGAATGCCTTAATTACTGTATTTTTTGCTTCTCTTTTAGGTATGATTGCATGGGTAGTGAGGAATAGTTATGTTATTAGAAAAGAAAATGATAGAAATAATTGACTCTCTTGATAGAATAATGGAAAGCTGGGAAAATTTGACCTTGCGGCGTAGCTTATTAGTATTGTTTACTATTTTATTATTTAGCCAGACTATCGCTACTACCATATTATGGATATTCGGGAGAGATGTTTCAAATGTCTGGCTTGGTATATTAACGGTAGAGCATAGCACATGGGTAATAATGATTTCTTATTATTTTAAGATAAGAGGGAAAATAGATGAAGAAAATATCAGGAATCGTATTAAAGAAACTATTGAAGGTGAAGAAAATGAATGTGAATAGATATGTAGAATTAATTAAAATGTGCGGTTGTCCATGTTTAGCTTGTAAGGATCTTATACAGAAAATTAATACCAAACTAATAGAGGAGCTTTTAAAGTTAGAGGAGTATCTCCAGAAAGAAGTAATTATTAACAGCGGTAGAAGATGTGAAGCTGAAAATGCCAGAGTGGGCGGTTATGTTTTTTCCCCTCATATATATGGTAAAGCAGTTGATATTACCGTCAAAGGGATAGATTTGATCGAGCTGGCACTCATTTGTGAGAAGTTTGCTTTTTTACGAATAGGGATATACCCGAATCATATACATCTGGATATGGTAACTCCGAATCCATCTCATTTTTGGTATGTCAGGAAGTATGGGGAAGCTCCTATTTATTCCGGGAGTATAAAGAATCTTAATGAATTCTTGAAGAAATTAAAAATATAGAGAGCCAAATTAAGGCAAGGTTTTGTTGGGGTTTTAAGCTTTGCATCCTGACAGTAGGAACCTAAACCTTAGTTTGGCTCAAAGAAAGGAGAAAACAAAATGTTAAGTAATCTTTTGAATCTTTGGAATTTAGGGAATTTATTTTTACTTGCTATGCTTATTTTGCTGGCTTTTTATCTTTATCGTTTACTTACTGATGGGAAGAAGATTAATAAAGTGGAAGAACCATTACGTTGTATAAATGTGTTCCCTGATTATCAAAAAGCATTCCCTCTTGAATGCCAGAGTGGACAGGAATTGCAATTTATTGTTAAAGGTTATTCAGACTTTAAAAGCATGGCTGAAGTTCTCATAGAAGAAGATAAAATAATCTGGGATTGCACTAAGGGAAACGGAACATTTAAAGGAAGCAGAGATTTGAAAAGTGGTAACTATACCGGATCAACTATAAAATTTATAACTCCTGTGGTTAGCAAAGATATGCTGATATACATTTCTGTTCATTATGAAAACCTTACAGACGCGACATGGATACTGGTTAAAAAATAGTGCGATTAATCGCACTTAAAAAGAAAGGGGATTTAAAATGATAATTGCTTTAGTGATTATAGGATTGATAATCGTTTTCTTGATTGTAAAAAATAGTAAAAAACTAACTCCAATAACCGAAGAAGTTTTACTTGAAGGGGAGCCTAAAACTTTAAAAGTCTTTTGTGGAAGTTGTGGAGATACAGAATTAAAGACCGGAGAAATATTGCCTATTGATAAATCCGGTTGTTTTTCTGTTAAAGGTTACAATACCGAAGGTAAGGAAGTAATATTGTACGCTGCCAAATTGACTTGGAGTTGTTCTTGCTCTTGTGT